GAACATGATTGCAATGTTAGAATCTTCAGATCAAGAGAACCTGCATATGGTTACTCTATCAATTAAGAGCTTTAGAGATCTAAGAATTAAAGAACATGGTGAGTATAGTAAAGTGAATCAAGTCTATTGGAAGATTGCAAAAGACTATCCACATGAGATACTTAACCATGAAGTATTTATGCAAACAATGTCTCCAGCTAATGGCTAATCTAGTTAAAGAACATATAGTCAAAGAAATAAGACTAGAGAACAAGGACATTCAGATAATGAGTCCTAAGATAATAGCAGGATATGTAATGCATAAGTACAAGTGTAGTCCTTATTTAGCTAAATTAATTGCTAAGACATTGACCCAAAAGGAAGATTAATTAATAGGCAGCTGTTCACTTTCTTCAGTTAGCAAATCAGTCTTCTTCATTAACTTAGCTTTTTCAGAGAGCACAGTAGATAGAATAAGTGTAGATGCAGATTCCCAAGCTTCATCAATTTCTTGAGATAGAAGATCAAATGACATAGTAGTCTTTAACACCTCTCCTGTACGGAGATGTATTTTACTACCTGCATCAGGGTTTCTGGGATTAACAAAAGATATTCTGGTTATATGAGTAACATTTAGATGCTCAATATATGGACCATGATCATCTTGAAATTCTATTGGTAGAAACATTAGACTATTTGGTTACCTTCTATTTTGTAATTGCTAACTTGCACTAAGTTACCATTTCTTTTTAGAATAGCAAATCCATGGTTCCATTCATTTATTTCTAAATATTCTGGAGTAAGTTCACATAAGCAACCAAGACTATATCCACGGATAGTTGTAGAGTCATCAGGACCATACACTCTCTGTGAGCTAGAACTTGTTTTGTGGAAGTGATTTATAAGACAATTAGTCTTTAATCTCATTAGAGCAGTGCGGGCTGGTACTACGCCACCTGCACCTGGGATTTTATCTCCATGCTCTATAAGGAAGTCACCGAAGACAACTTTGGATCTAAATGGAATATACTGTACACCATATTCAGCTACACGTAGAAGTACATCTAGTCTGAATTCATCCATGTCTAATAGTTCAGATGCTTTAACTCTAAGGTATCTTTCAAATCTATTCTCATGGTTGCCTGGAATAAAGTAAATAGGAATACCTGGGAATCTTGATCTGCAGTAATCTAAGAATTGTCTACCTGATTCAAGTTCCTCTTTAAAGTGAACCATTCTTGGGTCTTTCTCATGGAAGGACATCTGATAGAAATCTAGCATATCACCGTTGATAAGTAGAGATTCTATATTTTGTTCTTCCATTTTATCAAATGCTGCTTCTATAGCATCATTATCTTGGTATGGTATATGAAGGTCACCTATAACTCCTACTGAGTTGCAACCTGATGGGAATATAAAAGTATCACGCTTGGTTGCATAAGACTCCGGTAGGAATTTTTCTTTCATAGTAAATTCAACTTTAAGTTCTTTTTGGAGGTGGTTAGTAAATAGTTTTTTTCTATTTGTACTACCAAGTTGTCCTCTGTAGTATCTGACTCTACTATAAACTGATTCAAGGCTTGAAAATGTTGGATTCTCAGCATAAATTTTTTTAGTAAGAGTTTTAGATGGAGAATTTGGGAATTTAGCAAGATAATCTAATATAATATTAGTATCTTCACTTCTCCCGTTTAGGTTTCCTTTCTTTGGTGCCATATCTATTAATAATATACAAAAAATCAGCTTATGTTTACTACTAAATTAGTGAAACGTGGAGGTAAGTTAGTTTATCCTGATGATAAATCAAAATTAAATTTTCAGATTTTCATTGATAAACTGGCTGATGGACAGCAGGTTGAGGTCTTTATGGGCTTAACTTCTGACAATGCCTCACTAGCACAGGTAGCTAAAGTACATGCATGTATACGTACATTAGCACAGGAATCTGGCTATACTTTTGATGAAATGAAAAGGATTATTAAGATCCATGCAGGTCTTTGTTATGATGCAGGAGATGCAGAGATTTGTAAATCTTTTGCTGACTGCAGTAAAATGGAATTGGCTCTAGCTATAGAGTCTTGTGTAGAAATTGGAAAAGATTTTAATCTTAATCTAGGGTAGGTGCTTTATAACCTTCATCTTCTGGCTCTAAAACTTCATTTTCTTTGAAAAGATTTTTTTCAGTAGCTGAAGTTTCAATTTCTATTAAAAGTAAAGTTATGGTGCGAAAGGCTCTTTGAAGTTCATCAAGATCTTTATAGTCTTGATTCATAGTATCTTTTAAGTAATTCTCTCTATTGTCTTCAGGCATTTGCTTGAACAAATATAAAGAAGCAGCTTTTGCCATTAAATAGTATGCTTTATTGACTTTAATATCAATAATTGCATCATCTTTTATTTCTTTTACTTTAATAGCCATTATATTATACTTTTTTAACAAATATACATGATTATGACTAATATAATAGACATTGATGATTACAAACAAAAAATATTTAATAAACTTGAACCCAGTGGTTGGGGTAGAGTTCTTAAACCTTTTATATTTAGTTTAGAATTTGAAAAGATTCTTACTGACTTATATAAACTATCAAATGATGGTAAAAGGTTTACTCCTGTGCTTAAAGATGTCTTTAGAGCATTTGAGGAATGTCCATATAATGAACTTAAAGTAGTTATAGTAGGGCAAGATCCTTATCCAACTCTTGGCGTAGCAGATGGTATTGCATTTAGTTGCAGTAAATCACAGAAAGAACAACCTTCTCTGAGGTTCATTCATGATGAAGTTGAGAAGTTATACCCGGACGGGTATGAAAGACCCTTAGATTTAGCAAAATGGTCCCGACAGGGTATACTTATGCTTAATACTGCTCTTACTACTGAAGTAGGTAAGATTGGTAAGCATTATGAGATCTGGGCGCCATTTGTAGCTTATATTTTTGACTACCTCAAGAACTTTCATCCAGGACTTGTTTATATCTATATGGGTAAAAAATCTCAAGAGTGGGCAGACATGTGTGGAGAAAATTGTACTAAATTTATGGTCTCACATCCTGCAAGCGCTGCTTACAATGGTAGCAAATGGGATTCTAAAGGTGTCTTTGGAGAAGTTCGGGATACTGTACAGCATTTATATAACTACAAAATCATCTGGTAATGCAAGAAGTATTTTCTAAGCTAATAAGTATAGGGCTTACACCTAATTCATTTTATGTTTTATATTGTATACATAACAATATTGTACCAGATAAATCTGTGAATAGTACACTTGAAGTTTCAAGATTAATTTCAGGTAATTACCTGACGGAATCCTTGGAATTATCAGAGAATAGCCTTAAATTTATACAAGAAATTGATGGCTACTTCAAGAAATCTAAGAAGAAAACATCTAAGAATCTAATGGGAGATGACTTCCTAGACAACATTAAACTTTACAATGAGCTGTTTCCAAAGGGTAAATTACCCAGCGGTGTACCTGCAAGAGTAAATGTTAAGGGTCTTGAGAATGCTTTCAGATGGTTCTTTGAGAACTTTAGCTATTCATGGGAAACTGTGTTAAAAGCTACTGACAAGTATGTAGATGAGTATTCTATGAATAGATACAACTACATGCGTAACTCTCAATACTTTGTTAGAAAACAGAATACAGATAAAACCTGGGATTCTACACTGGCAACTTATTGTGATATGATTGAAGCAGATGATTATGAAGAACCAAATTACTTTAAAGAACATATAGTATGATTAAAACCAAATTATTTTTGATTGCTGCAACAGGAACTCTCTGTTCTTGGATATTGATTGATAGGCTTCTTGTAGAGATGAGTATCATACAATTCATAGCAATTGAATTTATAGTGGGTTTATCCCATCTCATCTATAATGATGTAAAACGTAAACTAACAACTTAATCCAAATGTATGGCAGATTTATTTAACGGTGCCCGGGCTCTGAAGCCTGTGAGTGAAAGAGACGCTCTTAGAAAAGCCCTTCTTAAGATGAAGGCTAGAAGATCTGGTGAGCTAAAATCACTTAAAAGTTCATGGCCCAAATTTAATGATGCCTTCTGTGATGGATTGGAATGGAGAACTATCACCGTAGTAGGTGCTAGGCCTGGAACAGGTAAAACTTTATTTATGGAGCAGTTAATCTCTGATATTATTGAAGAGAACCAAGACCATAAATTTAGAGTGCTTAAGTTCCAGTTTGAGATGCTTGATGAAACCAATGGTATCAGAAAGCTGAGTCTGAATACAGGTTCTGATTACAATACACTAATGTCCAAAGGTGAACCAGTAGATAAGGATCTATATCTAAGATGCGTCCAGTACTATGAAGATAGTGCAAAACATGATGTCATTGATGTTATATATGATCCGTGTACTGTAGATGAAATGTGTGCAACCATACATTATTATATGGAAGCTCACAAAGATGAAGCAGGTAACTACACAAATGCCTTGGTTACTATTGACCACTCAGCTTTATTTAAAGTAGGTAAAGGTCAGAAGGATAAGTTTGAAGTATTATATGCTCTTGGTGAAGCCATGACATATATGAAGAAACATTATCCTGTGGCGTTTCTTATCTTAAGTCAGTTGAATAGAAACATAGATAACCCAGACAGATCTAAAGATGGTGACTATGGAAATTATGTATTAGATTCTGATTTATTTGGAGCAGATGCTTTATTGCAACATGCTGATGTAGTGTTGGGTATTAATAAACCCTCTATCAGAAAGATTAGACAGTATGGTCCAGAGAGATTTATAATTAGTGATGAAGACACTCTTGTGTTTCACTTCCTTAAATCTAGAAATGGTACCACTAGGATTAGCTTCTTCAAGCTTGATAGACACTCCATGAGGATTATTGAAATAGCAACTCCAGCCCAAGCAAGTAAAACAATTAAAATTTAAGTATGACAAGAAAAGAAAGAGAAAAGGAACTGTTTATCCATCATAGGGATAAGTTCCGTAAAATTCAAGTTTCTGATCCTTATTTTACTATTAAGACGGCTTTCTTTCAGAAAGGCAAGTATGGTAGACAGGTTCAGTTATTTGAAGGTGAATTAAAGAGAGAAGAAGATATCTATATTGAGTTTATTGACATCAATAGAGATAATTTTGGTAAAGAAATAGGTCTTGAACCTGCTTTTGAAGATAGACCTCTCTTTAAGTACAAGTACAATCCTTATTTTGCAGAAGAATATGATGTAAAAGAAAGTACTAATGCTAATGGTGATAACTACTTTGCTTATACAATTCCATTGTCTGAGTTAATGGTAGTTATGCCTGATGGTTCTGAAATCACTTATAATCTTTATGAGAAAAGAAAAGCTGAAGCTCCTAAAGAGCAAGTAAGTCTATCTGTATTTCCAGATTTTGAGAATGAATTTATTCCAAAACTTAAAGAAGTCAGTTTAGATGAAGAAGAATCAGCTTCTGATATTCTTCTAAGAATTGCAACAGAGTTTCAAAAATTAGCAACTAAGATAAAATGAGTATAGTACTTCCAACTACAAAGGTCAAGGCTGAAAGAGTTAATCCAAAGAGATTAGTAATCTATTCAAAGCCTAAGACAGGTAAAACAAGTGCCTTTGCGGGTCTTGACGAGAATCTAATCATGGATTTAGAAAATGGTGCTGATTATGTAGAAGCTCTTAAGGTTAAAATAGGAAGCTTGCAAGAGCTACTTGATGCTGGTAAAGCTATTAAAGCTGCAGGTAACCCATACAAGTATGTTACAATAGATACTGTAACTGCATTAGAAGATATGGTAATGCCTTTAGCTATCAAGCTTTATAAAAACACAAGCATGGGTAAAAACTATGATGGTGATAATGTATTGTCCTTACCAAATGGTGCGGGATATTTATATTTGAGACAGGCTTTCTTTCAAGTTTTAGATTTTATTGATACATTAGCTCCCCATATTATTTTGTCTGGTCACATTAAGGACAAGCAAGTTGATGATAAGGGAGAGATGGTTCTTGCTGCAAATATAGATTTGACGGGCAAGATTAAGTCTCTAATCTGTGCTAACGCAGATGCAATTGGCTACATGTATAGAAAGGGTAACAAAACTATTTTGTCATTTAAGACAAATGAAGAGGTTACTTGTGGTGCAAGACCTGAACATCTAAGAAATGAGGAGATTGTAGTTACAGAAGCAAATGACAAAGGTGAACTTGAGTTTCACTGGGATAAAGTATTTATTTAATTATTAAAAACAAAACAAAATGGCATTAAGCACAACTGATTTAGGAGCAGCAGGCTCAGGACTACCAAAGACAATTACTCCAGGTAACCACGTATTGAAAATTAACAGCATTGAACTTGAGGATTTCAAGTTTATTGATGGTGCATATCATCTTATGATGCATGTAGAAACACAACCTATTGAAGGTTTTGAAGGCTTCATGATTGACAAAGATGATGAAAGCAAAGGAAGATATGCTGGTCAGATTGGTAGAGTAAAAGCAAGCCAATATGCATTTGCGGATGGAGAAACCAAAACAGGTATTAAGATTCAGAGAGATAGATCTATCTTGATCTTCTTAAGAACTCTTGCACATACTATGGAGTTAGATTCTTGGTTCCTTGAGCAAGATGGTCAACATGATACTATTGAAGACTTTGTTAAAGCATTCAATAAGACTGCAGATTTCAGAGGTAAATTCCTTGAGTTCTGTGTTGCTGGTAAAGAGTATGAAGGTAAATCAGGTTATACTAACTATGATATGTGGTTGCCAAAAGCAGAAGGTAAAAAGTATGCATTTGGTGCCATAGAAGAAGGTGTTGTGATCCCTTATGATGAGGCTAAGCACCTTAAGAAATTAGAAGTTAAAGAAGTTAAGTCTTTTGGAGATGATGATGTGTTTTTGAAACCAAAAACATCTTCTGATTTTAGTTTAGACTAATTAACTAACCTTTTATAGAGGGGGGAGTTAATTAATAATCAATGTAACTTAATATTAACAGGGATTTTAAATTAAATCAGGAGCCTCCCCCCTTTATTTTTATTGCTATGATTTCAACAAAGAACTTAGTATCTGATTTAGAAGACGTACCTAGAGAATGGGTATTTGAATATTATCTGAACTTAAAAGAGAAACTCATTGGTCAGGATATAAAGATGCTCTCAGCATTTAATGTAAAGGATAAAGTTCCTAGCATGTTTATCTATCGCAATGGGGATTACTATAAGTTTAAAGATTTCTCTTCTGGCTTTCAAGGTGATCAAATTGAACTTGTCAAATGTTTATTTAACTATGATTCAAGATTCAAAGCAGTTAACAGAATAATCAATGATTACCAAGAGTATCTTAAGTATAATGCACCTGCAGAAAGAGGACCCATACAATTTCATGATAAGTTCAAGGTAGTAGATTTCCAAATGAGACATTGGAATTCCCAAGACTCTAAGTTTTGGACAAGTTTTAGGATTTCTTCAACTGTGTTGGAGAGATATAATGTTGTCCCATTGGAGTTCTTTACTATGGAAAAGACTGAAGTTGATGGTAGTCTTAGGTCTTATAGATTCACAAGACCCTATGTCTATGGTTATTTTAGACAAGATGGGGAGTTATATAAGATCTATATGCCTAAAGTCCCAGAGAAGAAGTTCATTAAGATCCAGAACTATACACAGGGTATGGATCAACTACAATATGATTCCAAATATTTACTGATTGTTTCTTCACTTAAAGACCTTATGTCTTTCAAGAAGCTTGGTATTGGTAATATAGAATGTATTGCTCCGGACAGTGAGAATACAATGATTGGAGAATCTGTTATAAATAAACTTAGAGAAAAGTATACTAAGATTATTGTACTGTTTGATAATGATGAGCCTGGTATAAAAGCTGCTCAGAGATATCAAGATAAGTATAGTATCCCACATGTAATACTTGACATGTCTAAGGATTTATCAGACTCTGTTAGAGATCATGGTATTGAACCTGTGAGAGATAAGTTATTATCTTTACTAAAACAGATAGTATGAGTTGGATATATGCTGGAAAAGAATTTACTGATGACCAAATTCCTGAAGGAGCTATAGGTTTCATATATGAAATGGAAGCTTTTATTGATGGAAAAGCTGTCAGATATATTGGTAAGAAGAATTTTCATTCTACAACTAAGAAAAAGTTTGGAAAGAAAGCTCTTGCAGATATGACAGACAAAAGGGCAAAGAAATACACTATTCAGGTGAAAACTAACTATCAGAACTACTTTAGTAGTAATAAAGTGCTTCAAGATGCACATAAAGCAGGTATACCTATAAAAAGGTTCATAATTAAAATCTGTTATTCTAAAACAGAATTAACTTATTATGAAACAAAGTATCAGTTTGGAAGTGAAGTACTTGAAAAAGAAGAATATCTAAATGCCAATATCCTTGGCAGGTTTTACAAAATCAAATAGTATGAATGAAATAAATATGATGGCTACCCTTGTCAAATTAGCTGACTTGGGAGTAACTGGTATTAAGGTAAATTATGAAGGATCTGATGATTCAGGTGCAATTGACAGTGTAATCTACACTACAGAAAAAATGAGTGAAGATGAAGAAGATGCATTTAGTGATATAAACGACCTAAATGTTTG